TACCTTTGCAAATGTGCCACTCGTAACATTTAGTGGTAATGGCAGAAATGCCACTGCTGATATTACAATTGGTGCTCAAGGATCTACTAACGGTATTGCTATTGGAGCAACAATTAATACTGGTGGTTCTGGTTATCAAGTCGGTGATGTATTTACCGTTGGCAACTTCGGCAATGATCAGTTAGGAAGAAATCTTCAACTATCTCTTGGAACTGTAACTGGTATCAATGAATTAATCATTGATAATATCCAGGGCGAATTTGAACTCAACGGCGCTAAACCCTTACAATTTATAAGTGCTGCAGGGATTACAACTCTGACTTCGGTTTCTGGTGGTAATACGCGAATTCTTGATTTTGAACTTGCAACTCTTGCGGAAGATGGTCTACATATCAAGGTTAATCATAAAAACCATGGTATGCATTCCACACTTAACACGGTAAGAATTGCTGGTGTTAAGGGTGATATTAAAGCAACCAATCTTACCGCAGAGTATACAAACTCAGATTCAGGACCAATCAGTGTTGCAAGTACCCTTGGTTACAATACTTTTGAGAATGTATCTGTTGCATCTACTAATCCAGGTTATGTACTTCTTGATGACGAGATCATCTCGTACACTGGTGTCGCTGCAGGTCAGTTAATTGGAATTACTAGAGGTATTGATAACACAAGAACCTTTACATATCCATTAAAAACTTCTATTCAGAAGTATGAGAACAATGGTATCTCTCTGAGAAGGATCAATACTGATCACGCTCTGCAAGATGCTCTTGTTAACCGATCAATTACTCTCGATTCTTATTACATTAGAGTCAATACTGCAATTAACGGTGTTGATAGAAGTTCTGGATCTGGTCTTAATAAACTCTATATTAATTCTGCTAAATCTAGTGGTGGAGAGTTTATCTACGCTACACAGAATATTCAGTATGAAGCAGTTAGACCAATTGTTCAAACTATGACTCTTCCAGGAACAACCATATCGGCAGAACTGAAGGGTATTTCAGCAACTAGTGTGGATGGTAATGAGATCTCATTCATTGAGACTGAGAAGACAAATATCAATCTCGATGAGGACACTTATCTTCCAGAACCTAGAATGGTTGCTTCTAGAGTCAATGAGCTTGCACAACTCAATAGTCTTCCTGGTAATAAATCTATGGAACTGACATTTACATTGTCTACCGCAAATAGTAATGTATCTCCAGTTATTGACCTTGATCGAGTTGGTATGGTTATGATCTCTAATAGAGTAAATGCTCCAATTACAGATTATAAAAATGACCCAAGGACCGCAAGTCTTAATGAGGATCCAACCGCATTCATCTATGCAAACAAACCAGTAGAACTAGAAAATCCCGCAACATCTATTAAGGTGCTTCTTGCAGGATATGTCAATACTTACAATGACATCAGAGCGTTCTATTCTATTAGTAATTCTCCAGAAATAGAACCACTTTACTACCCATTCCCTGGTTATACCAACTTGGATGTAAATGGTAAAATTCTAGACTTTGCAGAGAGTAATGGTTTACCAAACAAAAAAGTTTCCAAAACAGATGTTTTGGCATCTGACAGTGATAACCTAATCTACAAAGATTTTGAGTTCAGTATAGATACTCTGCCAGAGTTTAAATACTTTACCATTAAACTCGTGGGAACCTCAACAAACCAGGCGTACCCGCCAAGAATCAGAGACCTTAGAGTTATTGCACTTGCATAATATGGACAATAGGTATCTTAAAGTTGAAGGTCATAGCTTTCTTGTCAGAGATTCACAAACAAATGCGATTGTGAATCGAGACAAGAGTGGCTATGACACATATAAAAATCTTAAAGTGGCAAAGGGTAAAGAAAAAGAAAGACTTGACAAATTAGAAAATGATGTTAGTGAAATCAAGGATCTTCTTATTCAGTTAATAAACAAGGACAAGTAAGATGGCAACTCCAGCAAGCAGACAAGGACTGATTGACTACGCAAAGAGGCAACTAGGTGCTCCTGTGCTGGAGATCAATGTTGCTGAGGAGCAAGTCGATGATATCATCGATGATTCTTTACAGTTTTTCCATGAGCGTCATTTTGATGGTGTAGTCCAAACATTTTTAAAATATGTAATAACTCAAGCAGACATTGATAGAGCAAGAGCACAAGTAGGTGGAGTTGGTATTGCATCAACTCAAGTAACGGCAAAAATTGGCGGAACACCAACTACGTTCGACTTCTATGAAACTGAGAACTTTATACCTGTTCCACCTCAAATTATTGGTATCACTAAAGTATTCCAAATGGAGGGATCTAGTAGTATCTCCGCTGGAATGTTTAATATAAAGTATCAGTTATTCTTAAATGATCTTTATCATTTTAGTTCACTTGAACTCTTAACATATTCCATGGTTAAGAGACAATTATCTGATATTGATTTTTTATTAACAACACAAAAACAAATAAGATTTAATCAAAGACAAGACCGACTATATGTAGATATGGACTGGTCCGCCGTAGATGTTGGAAATATCTTGGTCATTGATTGCTACAGACTTCTTGATCCAGACGACTCTACTGGAGTATGGAATGATTCTTTCCTTAAGAAATATGTAACCGCTGCTTTGAAGAAGCAATGGGGACAAAATTTAATAAAATTCCAAGGAGTAAAACTCCCTGGTGGAACAGAGTTAAATGGAAGACAAATATATGATGATGGCGTAACCGAATTAACCGCATTAATGGATAAGATGTCCTCCACATACGAACTCCCACCATTAGACATGATCGGATAGCAATATGGCGTTAAATCCATTCTTTCTCCACGGTTCTTCTGGAGAACAAAATTTAGTCCAAGATCTAGTAAACGAACAACTTAAAATGTTCGGAGTGGAAGTTTATTATCTTCCCAGAATCTTCCAGAATGAAAAAACTGTGATGGAGGAAGTGTCTAGGTCTGAGTTTACTGCAGCAATTCCTCTGGAAGCATATGTTGACACATATGATGGATTTAGTGGTGCTGGAACTTTGCTGTCTAAGTTTGGTGTACAGGAAGTTGATGATTTAACAATAATTGTATCAAAAGAGAGGTATGAGTCTGTTGTACAGCAACAGGCAGCAATAATAGATAAAACAAAACTTACATCAAGACCAAAAGAAGGAGATCTTATATACTTCCCTCTTGGGGATAGATTATTTGAAATAAAATATGTTGAACATGAGAAACCATTCTGGCAGTTACAGAAAAATTATGTTTATGAACTTAGATTAGAACTCTTTGCTTACAATGACGAAGAGATTGATACTGGTATCTCTGAAATTGATGACAATACTCAAGATGCTGGTTACATTCAAACCTTCAATATGGTTGGAGTTGGATCTACAGCGACTGCAATTACAACACTAAATGATGGTGCTGTAAGAAGAATTATTGTAAGTAGAAGAGGATCTGGTTACACAAGTATACCTAGAGTTGCAATTAGTTCTGCTCCAACATCAGGTAAAACTGCGGTAGGTATTGCATCAATGATTGGTGGAATTATTGATCTATGTGATACAAGTCCAGACAACCTTAGGGTACAACAAGTTACTCTTGCCAATCCTGGATTTGGATATACTACATCTCCAAGAGTTACTTTCCATGGTGGGGAAGGATCTGGTACTTATGCAATTGCTCAAATATCTGATGCTGCTATCGGTATTGTAACGATAACAAGTGGTGGTAGTGGGTATATTGGTATTCCAAATGTTACTGTTGTTGCACCTGGCATTGCAAGTACAACAATCGATGCAAAAATCACTGCAAGACTATCTGGTCTTGGAACAATTAGTGAACTTATAATTGAAGATGCTGGTGGATACTTTGACGCAGTTCCTGAGATTAGAATCGATGGACCTAAAAATACTGTTGGTTATGGTACATATCTAACTAATGAGGATGTTGTTGGTGCAGCAAGTAGTGCAACTGCACGAGTTAACTCCTGGAATTCGGTAACTAAAATTCTCAAATTAAAAGATATTGTAGGAACCTTTAATACTGGTGAAGCAATAGTTGGTCAAGCGAGTGGTGCTGCTTACGCAAATATCGACCTAAATAAGTTTAACATTCCAGAAAATGGTTACGCACAGAACAATACCATTGAACTGGAAGCAGATTCTATTCTTGACTTTAGTGAAAGTAATCCATTTGGCAGCCCGTAGGAGATAGACCATGTTTGATCATTTTTATCATCAAATTTTTAGGAAGACGGTGATTGCTTTTGGAACTCTGTTTAATGGTATAGAAATAAATAGGGATGGTAATGAGATTATTAAGGTTCCCCTTGCATATGGACCGACCCAAAAGTTTTTGGCAAGAATTGAACAACAACCTGATCTGAATAAACCAATTCAAATCAGTCTACCCAGAATGTCGTTTGAGTTTACTGGAGTATCTTATGACAATGGACGTAAGTTAGCAACTACTCAAGCATATGCTGTAGCACCTAGAGTAGATAAGAAAGATATTAAAAAAATGTTCTTTCCTGTTCCATATAATATGGAATTTGAGTTGAATGTTATGACACTGTTAAATGATGATGCTCTTCAAATTGTTGAGCAAATATTACCATATTTTCAACCAAATTTTAATCTAACAATTGACTTGATTGAATCTATTGGGGAATCTAGGGATATTCCGATTACATTAGAGAGTGTATCATTCCAAGATAATTATGAAGGTGATTATACTTCTAGAAGAGTTTTATTATACACCTTAAAGTTTACTGCAAAAACATTCTTGTTTGGTCCAGTTCCATCCAGCAGCAAGGATATTATTACCAGAGTATCTGTTGGTTTGGGTGCTG